CCTCCCATACTGACGCCGCCCGAGCCGCCCGAGCCGGTGTTAACGATGGCGCCCGCCGCCCCCAATGGGCCAAACTTCGTGCTGCCACCCGCACCGCCAGTCCCGCTGCCCCCAACGCCTCCTGCGCCAATCGAGTAGGAATAGCTAGACAGCAGCGACGTAAGAACAAATTGATTCGCAGCACCACCGCCGCCGCCCGATGTAGTGCCGCCGCCAGACCCGCCGCCCACCAACGTGACGCGCATAGAATTCGAGCCTGCAAGCGTGGTATGTGTACCCGTACCAGAGGTGTAGGTCGTAACGCGCTTAGGGCCGCCGCCACCACCGAAGAACTGAGAAATTGCGCTCACTTGAGCCTCCAGTCATTCAGGGACGACGAGAACACCAGACGGAATGCCGCATAGGCATCGTCAACGGTCATATCCTGGCCGAGCCCCATAATGTTTTTGCCGTTCCGACCGACGATGCATGTGGTGAAATTGCCGTTGATGAAGTCCACCCAATCGCCATCAGCCGGAGTGGCTGGCAGCAGCACTATGACCACCGTGTTGAATACGTAGGTTCGTCCCGCTGTTGCCGTGCTATTGCTGTTGACGACAACGATGGTTTCTTTGGCCGGCCCGGTGATACCCCCGGGGAAATTGGCGGATGTGCCGGTCAGTGCGCCAGTGAGCGTGCCACCGGCCAAATCCAGCTTTCCGTTCAGCGCGGCCTGCTGGGCCGTGCTGACGGGCTTTGCCGCGTCACTGGTGTTGTCCACGCTGCCCAGGCCGATATTTGCCTTGGTTGGCATGGCGTGTACGTGGTCGCTGCGAGCCGCCGTTGTTGCGACCCCCGCAGCGGCAATGCCAAGCGCCGCGCCAGCCGTGCTGCCGAGCACAGCGCCGTTCTGGGGCGCTCGCTCACCCTCGACAATCCACTTTACGGTGCCATTGACGTAGCGGAATTTGCTGGTGCCCGCCGCGAGCGTGATCGTGTAGGTGCTCGAATCCTCGACCAGCGACCCGTTGCCGTTGACGATGTTGGTCGTTAGCCCGTTGGCCGAGGTCACCCACACCCGCGCGCCCGCAACTGGCGAAGCAGGCAGAGTGGCCGTGCTTTGGGCCACGTTAGTCAACACCAGATGCTCGCCCGCTGCGGCGGTCGCAGTCACCGTGGTCACTACCCGCAATTGCATTGCGCCATTGGTGCTGGCCGCGGCGAGGGCCGCTGAAACGAACGCGGTGCTGGCCGGGGAGTTGCTGCTGTCTCCGGGCGATTGGGTAACGCCCACCTGGTTTAGCGCCGATTGAGTTGGGTTGACCGCACCAGTGATGTTCGGGAAGGTGGCTTTGATCGCCGACTTGATCAAACGGAGGTGATCGTCGCTCGAACTGCGCGGGTCTGACCCCACCGGGTTGGCTGGGTTTAGATCGCTGATGTAAGTTGCAGTTTCCAAGCCCATTACAAATTCCTCACGCGCAGCGACGAACCGGACCACCAGTCAATCGAATTGATCGCATCAACCGCCTTGGAGTACAGGCTTTCAAACAGCGGCTGCCGCTCGTCGTCCTGCGTATAGGGATGGGCTGCCGCCAGCGTGCCGTAGAGGTACGCATCGGGGTAGTTCGTCAGGATGACGTTTGTAGGGGCGCCCGCAGACAGGGGCGTGATCCGCTGCCGGTAGATGAGTTCGACCGCGTAGTTCGAATCCGGCACTGGCGCGAACTCAAAGCTGCCGCCAAGCACAGTGAATGTGCGAGGCGCCCCAGGCGCCGCGTAGGCGTACTCAGCGGTAATCTGATCTGGCGTTGAGTACACCAGCACCCGCACGGGGTCCGTGAGCACGCGCAGGCGTCGAAGCTCGACCAGGTCAGGCGGGACGGCCAGTGTTGATACGCCGGCCGACAAAGTGGCCTGCGATGTGACCTCAAGCTCGCGCGACTCCAGGTCGCCGTTCAGGCGCGTTTCGGCCAATGCGATGAATTCTGGAATGCGCGCCGATAGATCGGCCCGGTGCATCCAGTCGGCGATGGCCGATTGAAGGCCGGTGTAGTCGGAGATCACACCTTGCCCTTCCAAATGCGGAAGTGGCTAAGGTCGGGGTCGCGGAGCACCGATTTTAGATGCGATCGATTGGTCATGAATTCACGGAATGTGATGCCATGGTCGTTGCAGTACTTCTCGACCATCACCAGAGGAAGCGACATCGCGTGCTTCGTCTCGCTGCTGCCGTGGCAGTCTTCGTTGTGCAAGCGCTTGGCTCGCTCGGCGATTGGGGTGCAGTCCTGCACCGTACCGAGAATCACCTTGCCGTCTTCCTGGGCGAAATAGGGCTTGATATCGTTCATTCGACCGGGCTCACTTGGACAAACCCGCCCGTTGAGGCCTGAATGCAGGCGAATTGGTTGATGCCGCGCGGCACAGACAAGGTGAGAGCCTCGCCCGGACTGATCAGCATGTCGTTGGTCGTCGCGGTCTGCGCTCCGGCGCCCATCCGAAAATGCGCCGCCGCAGTGGTTGCCACGCGAATACGCAGAGGTAATGTTCCCGATGCGTCGTTGGGCAGCGCTGCGCCCGCAGAGGCCGCGCCAGACGCGACTCGCGTCCCTGGCGTTACGATGGTGATATCCATTCGGTTTCCCCAAAAAGAAACAGGGCCGGGGGTTAATCCGGCCCTGTTCAGGTTGCGACAGTTTTAGAGGATGTCGTATACCGCGCCGTGGGCTTTCGGGGCGCGCACTTCGAGCGTGTACTCGACAATAATTTCCTTCTTGTCAGCATCCCCAGTCCTGGCAAGATCGATCTGCTCGAACGGGCGGCCATAGGCAACTGCAACCTTGTCGGATTGCAGGATGAATACGTCACGCGAGCGCTGGAAGCGGTTAGGAACCGCCGTCACAGTGTCGAAGTCGCCCACGTAGATTTCGACCGATGCGTATAGCTTCTGGTCTTCGCCCTTGTCAAACCGGGTGCTGTTGCCAAGAAACGCCGAGAAGGTCTGTTTCGCAGCCGGGCCAAGCATCACAGTGTCTGCGCTGCCGCCTGCGGTGTAGATCTTCTGTAGCACGTTCTTGAAGCGAGCCTCGGTGAACGCTGCCAGGGTGCCGTCAGTCTGAGCGGTGTTGCCGGTATAGCTGGCAGCGACGTAGCCGGCGCCAGTATCAACGTTGTCAACAATCCAGCCGACCAGCCCGCGCGATCTACGCGGGGAGGTACTCGCCACGTTGTTTTGCGTCAGGCCAAACTCCATATCCCGCTTGAGTTCAAACGAGGCCATCGCCATTTGATACCCCATCTCGTTTTTGCGGCCAGCGGGGTTCATCTGCGACTGTTGGGTGCCGGAAACGATGACTGTTTTGCTGGAAATCTGAGTCCGGTTGGACAAGCGAACAGTCGGGGTAACGACCTTCGCCACAGCATCGTCGCCTTCGTGCTGGGCGTTATCAGCCGCCACCGCAAGGTCTTGGGTCTGCCACTCGTGAATCGAGTTCGTGGCCTTGGTTTTGGCCGCCAAGTTCAGAAGCGGTGTGAATGTCGGAGTGATCCGATAGATCATGTCCGTCAGGTCTTCCCTGTTGCCGATTGCAGCAGTGGTCAGGAAGGTATTAGTAGGTGCAGCCATGATTGGCTCCTTAAAGAATCTGCGCGAACAAGGCCGCCGCGTCCTCCACCCTTCCACTCTTGGAAAGGCGCTGGTACGCTGAACTGCGCTTGTCCAGTTGCGTGGATTCACCGACGCCGGGGCGCTCGACCTTGGTCGGCAGGGTTTGCACCCGCTTCGTGGCCGCCTGCGCCTTGTTCATGATCTGGTCGTACAACATGGCTTTTCGGGCCATGACGACCGGACGATGGTCGGTGATGTCTTCGAGCGCCCGCTCGTCGTAGCCCTCGGTCTTGAGGTACTCGGCGAGTTGCGTCATCTCGGCCTTAGCCTTGGCTGCGTCCTTCCATGCGGGAATCTTGGCGAGCATTTCTTCTCGCTGACTCTCGACAAAGCGGGCTCGCTGCTCCTGCTGTTGGGCCGCGTGTTGTGCCTGCAAGGCGGTCATGTGCTGTCGCTGCTGCGCGAGCGCGGCTTGTCTCTGTTGAAAGAGATGCTGCTGGCGCAGATACTCGACAGGATCGCTGTCTAGCAGGGATTGCCAGTCCGATTGCGACTGGATTTGGGTTAACGCCTCAAGCTGGCCAATGCTCTGCTTGAGTTGCGCTGCAAGCTGGAATCGCTCTGCCTCGGCCTTGGCCTGGGCATCGCTGGCGGACTTGCGTTCGTCCGCAAGCGCCATTGTTTTCTGCCTGTAGTCCTTGTCCCGAAGGCCGCTCTTGTAGGCCTCCTCGACCTGCTTTGCGGTCATCTGGACCTGCTTGCCGTCGATCTCAAGCGTGATGACTGGGGCGTCATCGCCTTCTTGCTGCTCGTTTTCTTCGGCCGGCTTTTCCTCGGGCTCGGCCTTGTCGGGCTGAGCCGCCTTCTCGGGCTCAGCGGGGGCGTCCTTTTTCTCGACTTCGCCGAGCAACGCGGCGAACTCTTCCGCCGCTTGGTCTATCGACTGATCATCGGTGGCTTGGGACTCATCCATGAGAACCTTTCAGGCATAAAAAAAGGCGCCTAGAGGCGCCCTTGATGGGAGTGAGATTTGTTTAGAGAAACCGATTCAGCAGGGCGGCGATTTGCCGGTGCTTTTTCAGCCGAAGGGCGACTTCATGCGCTCGAGCACCGTCCTGCGGTGCTTCAAGTCCAATTCCGCCAATTGCCCCGTTTCCAGAGTCGTCTGCAACATGACTTGCAACTTGTTCAATAGGCTGGTCATCAGCCATAGCTTCTCGCGGCCTTCCGCGTCTCTCGCTGGGGAACTTTCCCATCGTTCTCGTAGCTCCTGTTTCAATAGCTCGAACGCGCCTTGGTAGGCCTCGTTGTCAAGCACTTCTTTGGCCCGATTGCCCTCAAAAACCCGCTGCTCAAAACTACTCATGCGAACAACAGCGCTAGCGCTTCCTCGTCTTCGTCGTCCTCGACGGGCCGCCGCTTTTCTGGGGCGGGTGTCTTTGCCAAAGCAACTTCTTCGAACTGCGGCAGCTCTTCAAGCCGCACCAACTCATTTAGGCGCGTCAACTCTCTGACGATCTGCTTTTGCGTCAGCCGCTTACTCTTGCCCTGCGGATAGTCGCCAGCGCCGATAGACCCTTGGCGGATATCCGGCGCGTAGCCTGTGACTGTCAAAGTGCCAGCGCCCGGCGTGATGACAGGAGAAGCCGGGTCCTGTGCCACCGTGGGCGCATAGCCTGTGACGGTCAGTTGCCCAACATCGGGGGTAATCGCGACGGTGATCGTCTGCCCAACCGTTGGCGCATATCCCACAATGGACAGCGCGCCCGCCCCGGGCGTCACCTGCTGATTGCTGGACTGCGCCACGGCCGGCGCATACCCCGTGATAGCGAGCGTTCCAGCGCCTGGGCTCACGGACTGGTTGACCGACTGAACCACAGTCGGCGCATAGCCAGCAATCGCCAGCGTTCCCGCCCCCGGCGTCACGCTCTGAGGCTGCGACACCGTAGGCGCGTAGCCAGTAATCGTCAGCGTGCCAACGGCCGGCGCAATAAGCTGATTGCCCGACTGCGCCACCGTTGGTGCATATCCGGTCAGCGCCAAAGTTCCCGCGCCGGGCGTCAAATTGGCCCCGGTGGACCGTGTGACCGTTGGCGCGTAGCCGGCCAGTGTCAGTGCCCCAACGCCTGGGGTTAGCGCCACATTGGCGGTGCGGACCACTGAGGGCGCGTAGCCCGTGAGTGCCAGTGTGCCGACACCTGGCGCCAGCGCCTGGTTGGCCGTCTGCGCTACTGTGGGGGCATAGCCCGCAAGTGTGAGCGTGCCAACGCCTGGGTTGATGGGCGTGTCTACAGGCCCCCCACCGCCTATCGCGAACGTTTTCGCAGTGCCAGCGGCCCAGGTTGTGACGCCGGTAAAACTGGCTTCATCGGTCCAGGAGCTATTGTCGTCGGACGACTGGAGTTTGAAGTCTTGCGGCGCCCGAGCTGGCCCACCTGCATAGTTCTGGCACCACATTGCCAGTTCGGCGACCGATTGTGCGGAGCCGAGGTCAATCGACACCCACAGCGGAGTGCTTGCGCCTGGATTTGACAACCACGGACTGAAGTAATCCGCGAAATCGTTGTCGAACGCGTTGGCGGCTGGCAAAAAGGCATTATTCGTCGCCGCCGTCATTGCCGGCGTGGTCAGGTCAGCGCCGCCGACAGACCCCCTTAGCTCGATCTCCTGAATTGAATAGTACGAATCTCCGTTATTGGCGGTGATGCAGACCCGCCAGTAACGATGCGCAGCCATCGTTTAGGTGATGGTCAGAATGCCCGAAGCGTTCGGCGTGATCGTCAGCGTGTTTCCGCTGGTCGTCACCGGCACGTCAGCCGGAGCACTGTCGCCCAAGAAGTGACCGACTACCGGGTTGACCTTGGCGTTCAAAGTGCCACTGTAGTAGACGACACCCCGGCGCCACGCCGCGATCCCCGCGCCGCTGGCCGTCCACACTGCCGCAGAGCCGGTGAACTTCACTGTGCCGGCTGTCTGCGTGAGCGTTACACCGGTCAGGGCGAGCCCACCCGTGGTGTAGCCGTTGCCGTTGGCGATCTCGTTAGCCGATACGTCCGCCCACACCTCATCAGTGCTGTTGGCGGGCGTCCAGGCGGACGACACCAGCGCAATTTTGAAGTTGGCAGCGTTCGCTCCGATCAAATCGGTCGCGCTAACGAAATTGAGCTTTGCTTTGTCAGGAAAAACGAATGCACCGGGGGCCGCCATACAGGCTCCTATTCAACATGGGACATGCGGCCGTCCGCGCCGCGCTTGATCTTTCGGACGACGCCGCCAACGTCGAACCCCTCGGCTCGACCGTCTTTGCCGCGAATGAACCTCACAGGGGAGCTGCGCGACTGCTGCATCGCAGCAATCTGTTTTTGGAGCTCAGAAACAGTTGAAGCCAGCTTTTGGCTGACCTCGTTCTCTTGCTTGTGCTCTTTTGGAGCCTCTTTCGGTTTCGGTACCGTTGGCTGCAATACAGCCTTGAGCATTTCTCGCGTGTCGGGTTGCACCGTCTGCTGCGCCGCCTGTTGGGCGCTTTGTTGATGCAAATGAGCCTGCGCGCCGATTTCCTGCATCCGGCCCTCGTGAGCCATGCGGGCGACTGCGATCTTGGTCTCGGAATCCAGTTGCGCGCGCTGGTTTTCGGCCTGTATGCGCAACTGCTCCAGTGCGGCTTCGTGTTGCGCCCTGGCCTGCTCGCGCTGCGACTCCAAATTGATCTTGTAGGCCTCGAGTTCAGCCTGCGCCTGCGCCTTCAACTGCTGCTGGCCCGCTTCCATTTGCTGGCGGTGTTGATCCACTTGAGCCTGCATCGCCATCTTGTCGCGCTCAATCGCGATATTGGCCTGCACCTTGCCCTGCTCAATCGCAGTTTGCGTCTGAGCCTTGACTTGCTCGATCTGCAACTGCGCCTGGGCCTTGATCTGCTCAGGGTGCGGCTGCGGCGGCATGGGGTGCTGCGCCGGGTCGGTAAAGAATTTGTCAGGGCTCTTGAAGCCCTGCAGCTTGGCGAGCTCGACTGCGCCTTCGTAAACGTTTTTGGGGTTCGCCACACCCATTGGCAGCACTTGCGCCTGCACTTGAAGAAGTGCCATGAGGTGCTGCAACTTCTGGTCTTTGTTGCCGACCCCAAGGCCGATGTTGATTTCAACGTCGAACTGGTTGATCCACTCGCGCGGGTCAATCTCGATCCACTTACCCGACAGCCGGATCTGCGCCCACTTGTCCTGGTACTGACAAACCAGCTTGAGCATCAGCTTAAAAAGCTCAGTAAAGCCCTGAGCGAAGTTGCGGGCGATCAAATCGAGCCGCATATCGTCTTTGTTGGTGACGATGTTCATTCCCGTCGCCGTGCCCTGCAAACTTCTAGCGTCGTTGCCCTGGCTGTAGCGCGTCCAGCCGGTGGACGACTCCAGGACGCCCTCCATGTGCTCAAGCATGCTCATTCCAGCAGCGGTGTCTCCTGCGGCCTGATCCAGCCGGCCCACCGCACCTTGGCGCTTGATCCGCACCACACCGCCTGGGCGCGATGACAGCAGATCGTCCAGGTTGACCAAGCCTTCTTCTGCAAAGTAGCGGCCGTTGACCTGCAAATACATGTTGTCCAGCACGGCGCGCAAGATGCTGGTCTTTGTTTTCTGGGCCTCCATTGCCAGATCAGCAACAGACAGTCCCCAAAAACGATGTGGCAGCGGGATGGGGCAAATTGCCACAAACGGCGCTACATCGACGACCGACTCCTCGAGTAATTCGTTGCCCGCATAGACGACCTTGCGCAGCTCGGCGATTCCGTCCCCGTCATAGTCGGCGCGGATATAGCCCTCGACCACCCAGATTCGGCGCTGGCTTTCATCCATCGACACATCGCCATCGGGCATCAGATAGTCGTCGTCCAGGATACGACGCTCGGTCGTCTCGCCGCTAAGCCACTGGCCCGACTCATCGTTGCCAAGCTGGTCAAGGCGCTTGTAGCCCATGCTTTTTAGCTCGGACATGGTGCGCAGCACGCGGTGCCCGACGAAGCGGGCCTCTGCAATCGACTTGGCACGCCGCGAGATCAGGAATTCCTCGGGCGGGACGTTCTCGATCGCGATCTTCCCGCTCGTCGGCTTGCGCTTGACCACAAGGTCAAACAGCATTTCCGGGGGCTGCGCCTGAATAGCCGTAATGTGCTGCTGAGCCGCTATCGCCTGCTCGGGAGGCATCTTCGGAAGCTGGGCCGTCAGTTGCTCAATCACTTGTTGGCGCTGCTTGGCGTCTTCTTCGTCGGGATAGCTCTTTTGCTCTTTGGGCTCAACCTCTGGGTCGTCAAGTAACTGCGCGAGTTCAAACTTGGACAGTCCGCGATATTCTTCACGCTTCTCCTCGGATCGGGTGTCCCACCAGCACTTAACAACCCCAACCTTTTGCGCCAGCGCATCCTTGAACCATGTCAATGTGATGCCGTGGCCGTTTGCCTTTTTGAAGAACAAGTAGTTCAGGTACTCGGTGCAAAGGTCTGCTTTTTCCTCGTCCCCAGGCTTTGTGGGCTCGAACTCGACCACACGGTCGCCGCCAACGAACTTAGCCATCAGTTGCGGCAGCATCGACTCCACGGTGTCGCGCACATCGGTACTAACGACTGCGGAGCGCCCATCGACTTCGGGCGGGGCCAGATCACCTACCGCACGGCCCAAGTAGTACTGATGTGCCTTTTGGCGTGCGGTCGCGATCTTCCCGCCGATGTAGCCCACACTGTCGCGAATCTCGCTCGCGACCAAGGCTTTCAATTCGTTTTCAGTCATCGCAGTCGTCACAGGCCAAAACCAACCATTTCCCAAATCAGCCATTCAAAATGAGTAGATCGCTTCACGCAGTCACCAATCGCGGGTAGTTGAGAGCGCCGCCCCATTCGTCGTTTGAAAGCTGGTCTGCCACCAGCGCCAGATACCTAAAAGCGTCTGCGCCGTGGCTGAATGCGTCATGAAGTGGGGCCCCGGGCTCGTTGGTTGTTTTGTTCACCGCACGCCGGTAGCGCTTGAGGCACTCGATCAGGCGAGCCGCCCGCTGCTTGTGGAAATAGACCCGGCCGAAGATTTCTCGGCACCGGTTGATGCTCGACTCAACGTCAGACAGCGGCGTTTGCATCACCTGCCATTGCAGGCCGCGCATTACTTCGGCGTCTGACTTGCCGCTTTGATGCCGCTTTGCAAAGCCGTCATGGGGTAGGTATTGATAGCCCCAATTCACGGGCTGCCCGTCGATCTGCCTCCCGCGCAACTCAGCGGAGTAATCCGCCAAGGTGCGCTGCTCGCCCTCTATGTAGTCAACGATCCTGACCTCGCCACCCAGGCGCTGAACGAGGATGATTGCCATTGAGTCGTTGAAGCCCAAGTCCCAAACGCCATGCGTCTTGAGCAGCGGGTCATGGGGGCAATTGCCAATTCGGCCCTCTGCCTGGGCCATCTGAGCAAAGAAGATCGCGCCCTCGACTGCTGGGCGGCACTTGCCCTCCCAAATATGGTCATAGTCCGCCTCGGGCATCGTGGCCTTGGCGTGCAGCCGCTCTCTCTCCAAAACCTCTGGGAACCATGGGTTATCTACATAGTTCATCTCGACCGATACGCAGTCGGGCGGAGGCTGAACGACAAAGCGCTGGTGTGTATCGTCTGAGTCGAGCTGCGGGTTGTAAGTTACCCATATCTCAGACCCGGGCTTTCTGATCGTCGGGATCAGTATTTCCCAACTCCGCTTAGTAATTGCGTGGGCCTCCTCTGCCCAAACAATATCGATGCCCTCAAAAGACTTGAGAGATTCAGCGGTCTGGTCCGAAAGGCCGGAGAAATAGAACGCTGAGCCGTTCTTCCCTCGAATCTCTGTCTGGAGTACCTCGAACTGGCTTCCCAGCCCAAGTTCAGCGATTTGGTCCTTGAGCAGTTGATGGACTGACTGCTGGATCGTCTTTTGGACTTCCCGAGTGCAAAGCACACGCAATGTGCGCTGGGACGCCTGGATTAATAGAGCCCGGGCAAATCCCCAAGACTTACCGGAGCCGCGACCGCCTCGGGCGACCTTGTACCTAGCTGGCGAGAACAGGAAGCGCAGTTTCTTTGGAAACCGCGCCAGGCTCACTCGAAGGTGACCCTAATGTGGGTCTGTATCGGGCCGTCACCCGGTCCAGTCACTTGCATGGGCAATACCTTGCCGATCAAAGCCAAAAAGGCAGGGGCCGTCTTTGGATCATTAGCGCGTTCTTCAAGATAAGCAGCACCACCCGCGCCGTGTAGGGCGGTCATGATCATGTCCTTGAGCAGCGCCGTAGTTTTGTTCGGCATGCCCTTAGGTCGGCCTGGGCCTGCGCCGGGGGGAAGATTCCTAGTAGTTTTTTTATCTGGCATGATTAATGCTTGGTCGATTTATGGGGCGTCGCTTGACGTAAAGCCCCGACACGACGTTCGACCAATTCAACCAGGAGTAAAAGCAGAGTGTCTGGCCCCATCTACCGACGGGTAGCCCTGCGCAAGCGACGCGAAACCCATGCTGTTGCTGTTTGCGCGTACGGTGATTTTACAACGACATTATTTGCCCCGCAACGGTCTGGCAAGAGCAACCGCCAATTGCCCGCGCGCTTCCAGCACTAAATCACGCAGCCGCTCGACAGTCACGCCAAACCGCCGAGCAAACAATACCGGGCTGCGGCCATTGATGTAGTACCAGCGAATCGCCTTCCTGAGCAGCACTGGCAGTTCTCGCACCAATTGCTCGACCTCCATTGCGTCGGACTGGGATTCCGGGACGGCCAACTCCGGCATATGCCACTGGCGGTAGCCGGAAGGCGTTTTCTGCCACATGGGGTGAACCGCCATCCAGCCATTGGGCCGGCTTTTGATGAAGCGCGCCCACATCAGCAGGCGCTCATGCGCACTCAGCTGGCAGTCTGGGACTGAGGCGAAGTCAATGTAAGGTTTTGCCACAAGACCCCTTATTAGCCCACCTGCAACGCTACCAATCGATCCAGCCCAATCGCCACCTCATAAACCTCGCCAAAAGGCCAATCCGTGTTCCACGCGACGGTGGCATTCGAAAACATTGTTTGCACGCATTACCTCCAAGACAAATCAATCAACTCCACCTCAATCCGTGCGCCCGGCGAGGAAAGCGCCTCTGGGTCCTCTCCGGGATACACCTTGGCCAGCCGCGCGAACTCCACGATGCGCGCGTCATCCGCAATCAACCCCGAAGTCGTCAGCGCATCGAGCGTCGAACGGCACAGCTTGTCCAGGTCCGGCGATCTCAGCGGCCACGCGGGCCGCTTTTTAGACGCCGCCACGGGTTTGGGCAGGGTGAACACGATTCGCGCCCGCAACGGCCCATCCATGGGCGCCCTGAGGCCGTCGCGCGCACGAATCAACTGCGCCGTCGTGTGCACCACCTCCCGCCACGGCGCGACCTTCTTCGACGCCTCCACCATCAGCCCCTTGCCGGAGGCGCTCACACCAACAAAGCGCTTGGAACCCTGAGGCGCGGGGAGCCCCAGGACGACGAACGAACATCTCATTTTTCGCCGTACTCCATCGCGATCAACAAATCGATGAAGTGCCGCGCCTTCTCCAAATCCTTGCGTCCATCCTTCGATCGATGGCGCACCAGGTACTTGATCGCCGACGACTCACAGAACCCCAACCCGTTCCTCTGGCAGAACTCGACCGGCTGGATGGCCAGGTTCTTGTAATGACTGCCCCCCACCTGGGTATCGAGAGGGGACGCTGGCTGTGAAGGGGCTGCCTGTGGGCCCGCCCTCGCCCCCAGGTGCTCGATCAGGCCTGTTAAAACACCTGAACCATTTATCTCGTTCATTCCGTCACCACCACAAGATACTTCGACGTTCGCGTCACCCCTACGTAGGCCATACGCGCCTTATCACTGCCGCTTTGGCGCGGGTCGGCCATGCCTTCCCAATCGATCAACGACGCTTCGAAAGTGCTGCCCTGGGATTTATGGAACGTCATCGCATATGCATGTCGGATCAGCGCGAACGCAGCGCGTCTGGACTTTGCCTCTGCCAACGCAGCCGCAGCTCGCGCGCGCCGCATTGAGGCGCTCGCCATCGGTTCATGCCTGGCCTGCTCATTCTGGAAGTTCGCCTCACGAAACAGCGCGTCGATCTCCTGGGTGAAGTTCACTTCGAACTTCGGCACCAGAACCGATACCTCTGACCCGTACGAACTCGCCACCTTCAACCGCCAGCACGGAACATCAGGAAACTGCGCCGATCGACCAGGCTCGCATGACAGCACTTCGACTTGCTGCGACGTGTGAAACCGCACCATCTGGTCGGTCTCTTTGTCGTGGGCGTAGAACTGGGACTGGACAATGGCCGGCTCACCCTCTGCAAACCCATCCACGTCAGGGTGCAGAGCGCTGTGGACCTCATGGTTATGCCGAATCACCGAGGAATTTTTGAACGACAGGATGCGTGCCGCCACCCCGTTCCTGATGGCGTCAATGCAAAGCTCGGTCAGCCGGTACGCCCCCCCTGGCTGAATGCTCAAGAACTTATCGTCCCCCTCGCGCAGCAACACACCTAGCTCAGCAATATCTGGCGTGCTGTTGCTATTCACATTGCGACGCAGCACCTGAGACCATCGGATCACCGGATTGTCGGCAGCCTGCCGAACGACCTCAGTCAATCGAAACTGCGTAGGCACGATTGCTTCGTCAAACACCGGGGAAAGCAACTTCCCGCCATCCCCCACGGGCGCCAACTGCGCCGGGTCCCCCACAAAGAGAACGCGGCAGCACCCGCGGTTCTGCATCAGCATGCCGAACAGTGCGCGGTCCAGCATGGAAGCCTCATCCACCACGGCGAGATCGAACTCCCGAAGTCGAACCTGCCCCACGCGCTGGCCCACGCCTAACGTGCCGTCATTCCGCTCCACCATTCTGAGCCCGAGCGCCGAGTGCACGGTCGACGCCTGCGTACAGCTTGGCATCTTGGAGGCAAGGACTGACACCGCCTGATGCGTCGGAGCCATTGCCAGAACCCGCTTGCCCTGATCCGCCGCGGATTTGATCAGTCGCCCCACCACGGTCGTCTTTCCCACGCCGGCGTATCCCCCCAGCGTGGCGGTCCCCGAATCATCTCTCGGGGCAAAAATGAAGGTTTTTAGCCCTTCGAGCACCTCAGACTGTGAATCTGTAAGGGTTATCCCTTGATTTTGCATGTTCTTGTTACGTATAGTTACTGTGGTGTCGACTGTCGACAGTGGTGTCGACAAATGGTGTCGACACATAGATCAAGCATTCATGCGGGTTCCGGCCAATGTCGACATGTCGACACGTGCGTATAGAGGTTTTTTATTTCCCCCTATACCCCCCCTATATGTCGTGTCGACAGTGTCGACACTTGGGTTTTGGCCTTATTTCATGCGGTTCTATATGTCGACACTGAGTTGTCGACACTGTCGACACATGTCGACACTTCGAGGCCATTTGCGTCGTTTTTATCTCCGGTATTAGGGTTTTCCACGAACTGCGATGCGACCAAGACCCTGCCGCGTCCGCTCGTGGAGGGAAAATCAACGAGCGATTCGTCCTCCAACATGGCGATACGCAGGTCGGTACGCGCATCAGGCTTGAGGGATCGGTACGCACGGCATCCGCGCGTCAGGTCACGAATACTCACGCCCGCATGGCCGTACTGGCTGATGAACTCTAGGACTCGCTGGTACGCATCAGGCTTCTCGTCGTCATCGCTGATGCGCAGATGCGCCTGCTCAATGGTCGCGTCCAGACACATCTTCACGAACGTAGCCGCCCAGCTCACGATTTCCTTCGTTGCCACCGGATCATTCGGGTTTACCCATGCCGCCAATGCCGTGCACAGGCGCCGCAACGTGCGCCGTGCGCCAGCGGCAAGTTGCACGACCTCTGCGCGCTGGCCGGCGTACAGTTCAATCCATCCGCGTTCGATCTCCGCGACCTGTCCCGCGAACTTCACGGTACGCTGAGCGGGTATCGCGACGGCCAGATCACCCAGGCCGCCCGTGGCAGTGTCCTGTTCAGCCGTCCCTCGCAATGCACGGATGCGGCCGACCACCGCATCGGGCACCGGTTCTTTGGCCCTGGCCGCCGAAGTCCGCCATTGCGAACCGTCCATGGCAGGAGCCAGCAACAGGCTGTCGACCAAGCCGCGGGAAAACTCGCCCGTCTTGAAAATCTGCGGCATATGCGCCGCGGTGATCGCCGCGAACATGCTCAGGCTTGGTGCATGGATAACCGGGTTACCGCTGCCGCCCTCGGGCGCGCGCGAAAAGCCAAGCTCCTGCCAGTTGTCAAGTACAAGCATGGTCCCCGAATTAATACGCCCAGCGATCAGCGTCAGGGTTTGTTCCATCAGCCCGGAAGGCTGTCTTCTGGAAAACCTAACCTGGCCGCCATAGTCGTCCGGCATGTAGATGGACGCCGGTTCGCGAAATAGGGTCGCGTACACATGCTGCGGGCTTGTCATCCGTCCGGTCCTGAGCGCGTGGGACTGGCCCGCGTCGATCAGGACCTTTTCAATTCCTTCGGTCACATAGCGCGTCATCGGCAATGAAGGCGCCAGGACGCCCAGGTAGCACGATGCCGGGTCGCCGGAAGGCGAGACATAGCGGCGTGCCGCCGCGGCGCAAACGACCGCCAGAACGCCAACCTGCGAAGCCAGTGGATGGGTACTATCGCCGTGCCGATCGAACCACGTGTGCAACGCGTTCAAGGAATCGATCGGGAATGACACCGGCCCTATCGCCGCAGCCGCCTTACGTGACGGCGGCTGCGGGGGGGGTTCTCGCACCATAGCCGCCAGCTCCGCGTCCGACAACTCCGGCGGCGATCCCTCTTGCTTTGTCCCCACCATCATCGGCGACTGCCACCCCAACTCCTGCGCCCACTTGAAGATCGACCGATAAGTCACTCCCGTTTGCAGGCGCTCGGCGCGAAAGCTCGCCCACTTGTGCGCCATGGTCGACGAGTCGTACTTCGACGACTTCTGCGACCACAAGTCCCAAACCTGAAACCCCCATACCCGGTCCTGCGTCCCGTGCAGCGCCATGCCCACCTGCAGCCATTGGTGGTAATCGTCCGCGGGCAAAACTCCCAGTGCGCTCTCGAGTTCCTCCTGCTGCGACCCTGTAATGAACTGCGGGCCGCTCCCCATGCCAGGAGCCGCCACCGGCACCGATAAATTCCGAATCCATCCCGGCAGCGCAGCAGGCAGCACCCCCTCTAACGGATCGCTGCTCGCCTCCCAAACATATCTCTTGCCGCTCGGGTGCAGCGACGGCTCGACCACGATGTACCCGTCCGCTTTCAGGTCCACGCCGGGTCCCAACTTGCCCGGCAGGCTACCCACCAGCGAGGCCGTGAACACCCAATGCACCCCGCCGCCGCCCGTGAGCGCCATCACGTCCGACACCATCGGCCCGTGGATGGCCTCCAGGGCCTCGATGGTGTGCTCGCCGCCGTTGCGCGGGTCTTCGTCCACCACCACCAAAAGGCTCTTGAGCAGCGCCAGGCCGATACCCGCGTCAGGACACTGAGTCCACCATCGCCTGGCCACCGTCGGGTCATTGGTCGCGCCGTGCACCCCGTTGGGTACCAATTTGCTCAGTGGCGACTTGGACCCCGGCAGCAACGGCAACACCCACCATCCCAAACGGATATAGCCGAGCGCGCAGCTCAGCACATCGCGCTGATGCAAGGCAGTGACGCTACTCGTACCCGTCATGTCACGGCGGCCCTCATGACCTTTTTCGTGCCCACAAAGAACACTTCCCGCACAAAGTACTCGCGACAGCGCTTCTCCTCATGCATGGCCCTGCGATAGGCCGGCGTGCGCATGGTTGGGTCAGGCAGCGCCCGCTAGCTCGGGCCAGATTTCTTGCCACGAGTCGGGGTAAAACTCACGGCGGCTCACGCCTGTAGCCCGCTCGATAGCCACGCATTTTTTGGCGCTGGGGACCGTGCCACGCACGCGCCAGTTGCTTACTGTGGACTGGCCCTCACCAATGGCGTCGGCAAGCTTGCCAAGGCCACCGGCAATCTCAATGGCTCGGTCTAAGGCTTTCATCACTGAATTATCACTGTAGTGCTTCCACTTGTCAACACCAAAGTGCTTCACTGTTGTGATGGAATAGCCAGAATGGAGACTAAAGGCCAACGCCTGCTCAGACTACGTGAAGCGGCGGACCTGACACAGGAGCAACGTGCGCGCCTTGCCAAGGTCACAAGGAACAGGTTCCCCCGCGCGAGCGGGGATAGGCCCAGAGACTGCGCTGGGCGCTCTGGCGGCGACATTGGGCGCATAAGGCACGCGCTGTAGCGACCGCAGCCCAGCATCAGACCCGCTTCGGCGGGATTTTTTTCGCCTGCTCGGGCGCAATTCGCAAATAAATATCACTCGAGTGTTGACACCGGCACACACTCGAGTGATAATTCCCTCAAGCGCCGAAACAACCCCGCCAAGGCGCGTTGAGAGGAAAGAAATGACACCCGATCTCTGTGACGCAAGAGCAGCCTCCAGGCAATGGGAGGAAATCTGCGCACGCGACGACGAATGGAGCCTGGCCAACGAACTGCTGCGCGACGGCATTCGCGACGAGTTCGAGAACTTCCTGCTCGGCACCGACAAGGACCAAGTCGCCTGCGGCGAGTTGGTCCTTCTCGGCAAGAGCTTCTACACCGAGCCACTGACGGACGTGATCAACCGTCACGTCTACGACGACGAAGTGTCCGAAGCCATCCTGAACATCCTTCGTAAAGACGCCGGCCAGTACGCGCAAGCCCTTCGCACCGCCCTGGGCCGCGCCCACGCCAATCAATGCGAGGTGCTGAGCTGTGAATAAGTCCTGCTACCAATGCGCCCACATGACCTGGGGCGGTACAGTTGAGGACATCGCCTTGTGCGAGTCCCCGCGGAATCGTGTGCTGTGGATGAGGCCCTACCGCGTGGCCTGCGATCAGAGCCGCAGCGAGGGTGGCCGCTGCGGGCAAGCCGCCAAATTCTTTGAGGAGCGTAAATGAACACCAAGTACCTGCGCCGCGCGCGCCAGTTGTTCAACAGCGAGTACGTGCCAGCGCACGTCAACCGGCACAACCAGCGCACCTGGGCGCGACAACTGCGCGCCCTTGGCACCAAGTGGCTGTTGGCGAGGTCCGTATGAGCGACACCCTACTCGCGGCCATCACGGTCACGCTGCTCTACGGGGCGCTCGTTTTACTCAGTTTGGGAGCCGTATGAAGACCACCCTGAAAAAGATTCGAGAGTGCGAGCCCTGCACAGATGGCTGGAAGAGGCTACTGATTCACCTTGGCAAAATAGAATCTGACGACGAGCCGCTTCGCATCATCACAGTGATTGACTCAAATGGCGCAGATGATGCAATTTGGTGTCTCCGTGGAGTCGAAGGACACGAAAAAGAGATTCGCCTGTTCTGGGTTTGGTGCGCTAGACAAGTACAGCACCTAATGAAAGACCCCCGCAGTCTAGCGGCGCTAGATGTGGCAGAGCGATTTGCAAATGGAGAGGCCACTAAAGAGGAGCTAGCTGCTGCCAGTGATGCTGCCAGGGCGGCTGCAAAAGCTGCTGCCAGTGATGCTGCCGGAGAGAATGCCAAGTCTGCTGCTTGGGCTGCTGCTGATGCTGATGCTGCCTGGACTGCTGTCTGGGCTACTGCCGGCGATGCTGCCGAGGCTGCCTGGACTACTGCTTATGCTGCCTGGGCTGCTGCTGATGCTGCCAGGGCTGCTGCCAGGGCTGCTGATGCTGCCAGGGCTGCTGATGCTGTCAGGACTGCTGATGCTGCCTGGTCTGCCGCAATTGCCAAGCAAGGTCAAAAGCTCCGCGAAATCTGTCTAGAGATCGAAGCGCGGGAGGCCGTATGAAGACCACCCTGAAAAAGATTCGAGAGTGCGAGCCCTGCACAGATGGCTGGAAGAGGCTACTGATTCACCTTGGCAAAATAGAATCTGACGACGAGCCGCTTCGCAT